GGTGACCAGCGGCGTGAACGTCGCCACAGCGGCCAGCAGCGCGGCCGTGAGGATGCCGCCGGTCAGGTTGGACTGGTTGTTCAAGACCGGAACGAGCTCCGTACCGACCCAGTCCAAGCCGACGGCGAGCAGTGCGGCAATCAGATGCCGGACCGGGGCCGGTAGAGCAAGGATCGCGTCCATGATGATCTCCTTTGTGGGGGCCGGTGGTTCGGCCGGTCTGAGCTTACTTCCCCGGCTGGGGCAGACGCGCGACCAGTTCACCGACGGCCTTCGACAGATCATCGATCGACTTCTGCTGGCTGGACATCTGCGTCTTCAGCCCCCGGACGACGCGGTTCGTCTCCTCCAGCGTGGACAGCGGGAACCACGTCGGGTTGTCCGGATCGGTCGGTTCCCGCGTCACCGGGTCGTTGTGCGGGATCATGTCGGTCCCCTTGCCGTTCCACACGTCCTTCGGCTCGAAAGCCATATCCGTACCCTCCTTTTCAGGTCCGGCCAACACGGCGCGGACGCGGGTGATGATGCCGGGAATCTGCGCGATGCGCGCCGGTCCCGGGCATTCCTTTCCTACTGCGGTAGACCACTTCTCGCATCCCGGCTGGAGAAAGCCCGCCGGATGCGTTCCGCCGGAGTGCTGGCACCCCTGTCGGTGGTAAGCGATCCCCCGCCGGTCACTCCGGCTGTCCGGGACCAGCACCGCCGGGATGTCGTACCGCTGGCACAGCGCGGCCACCAGCCGAACGATCCGATCCTGCTGGGCCGGAGTCCACGGACGGATGTCGGCGGCGGCCTGCGGAGCGTTGTCGGCGGTCTCGATCGAGATGATCCGGTCGTTGCCTTCCAGGTTCGCGTCAGCCCGGAAATCCGTGTCCTGGAACTGCCAAGCAACTCCGTTGAGTCCGGCGTCGTCGTCCGGCCCCCAGATCCCGCCGATACCGAAATGCGACTCCACACCGGTAAAGCCACCCTGTTTGAACATGTTGAACGTGGACGTCAGGTTGCCCACCATTGTGTGCAGACAGATGATGTCGTGCCGCGCCATGCGGGCTTGCGTCTGCGTACCGAGCAACCGCACGCGTGCGATGTCGGGAAACGTGGTCATGTTCTTTCCTCCCTCAGCGTTTGCGGAACTTGTTAGCGATGACCTTCTCAATGTACGACAGTTGCCGCGCCACCGTACGACTGTAGGAGTCCAGCTCCAGTGATGCTGATCCGTCGTCGGCGGAGAACTCTGTGGAGATCACCCGGAAGATCGTTTCCCCGTTCCGGGCGGTGGCGTTCAGCGCGTCCACGCTGGGGAGCACTCCCTGAACCCGAATCAGGTTGCCAGGCAGGATTTCCCAGGGCATGACCATGCGGCCAGTGACGTTGTCCTGAATAGCGCGTGCGACTCGGAGTGTTCCGGCGTTCGGCGGGAACTGGTGTTCCAGCAGGAAGTTGTCGCCGACGTTCTGTGAATTCGTCAGTGCGCCGATCTCGTCCGAGAGATCGATGTAGGCCGTCCGGGTGATCCCGGCGTCCGTCAACGTCGGCACACTCTGCGTCCGCCGGGTGTTACGGATTCGCCCCATGCCGTCCCGCCACCGGACGTGAACGGCGTTGTACAGCTCCCCGGCGGACGACGGAGCGTCGAACCCATCCTGGACTCCCGCTTCGTACCGGATAACCGAAGGCCACGGGATGTACTCAAACCTGTTGCGGCCAGCTTCGTTTGACTCCCACGCCGCCCAGTAGTACTGGGGGTCGAACACCGCTAGATCCGTCAGGATCGCGTCCGCCGTGGTGCCGTCCGGATACGCGAGCTGATCGATGTCCACGCCGGAGCCGACCAGGGTTGCCCCCGGTCCGTCGAACTGCGTTAGCACCCGGCCGAGTAGATCCGCGACCACCTCTACCGGGTCGACGTTGTTGACAGAGTAGGTGTTCGTAAAGTCCTCTGTCCCATCAGCTTTCAGCAGTGTTGAGCGGACGACGATGTTGTGGAAGTACTGGGCCGTGGTGTCCCCGGCCGTGGTGGACGACGTGTCCCGTTGAAACCTCAGACTGGCGACGTTCGCGGTCGGGTCCCAGCCTGCGGAGCCGGTGTTGACCGCCAGCGTCTGTGTTCCAGCGACACTGCTCTGTTTCTTAGAAAACGTGGAACCACCTCCACCGACACGCATGAAGACACCGACCGGGTAGTTGGCGGAACCTCCGTCCCCGATGATGTCGCACCGGACACGGGCGATGTGCTGACCGGCGTACGCCATGTACCGGTAGATGATGTCAGCTGTCCAGGTGGTGTCGATTGCGTCACCCTCGTTCGCACGGAGAATCCACGCGGGGGTGTTTTCGTCGACTTCTCCTGTTTCCGTTACAGCTTTCGACGATGAGTACCGTGACCGGTGCCATCGTTCCTGAGACTGGTCCACGTAGATAATCGGGAACGTCTGGTCTTGTGCGACCGCTCGTGGGCCGGTGGCGGACAGCGACCAGACTTCTCCACTGGAACCAGCGGTCCGGCCCAGATCTTCAATCCTGCCTTCCCACAGAACGGTTCCGTTCCGTCCGTCGTAGACGAACACCGTTCCGAAGAACTGGATTTCGTCCGGCTGGACGTCCAGGGGCCGATTGACGCTGAACGTACATGTCGCAAACCCACCGGGGATGGACGACCGGAACCGAAGACCGGTGAGCTGTGCCGTGAGGTCCAGGTCTTTTCGTGCGGTTCGGACCCGGACGGTGATCGGCAGAGGAATGGTCATGTCGTCAGCGGCCTTACGGTCAGGTAGCGCGGCCAGTACGAACCGTTGAAAGTCACACTCACAGCGGGGGTGTCAGCTGCGACTGTGTTGTCCGGTGTCACATCCCGGATGAACACAATCCGGTTCGTGGTGTTCGGGGAGACCATCGGAAGGTCACCCTGGAAATACGTGCTGAGAGTGTCGGAGATGTTGCCCGACGCGTCCAGTCCGTAGATGGCTCTGTTGGTTCCATCCATGACGAAAGTCGTTGGTGTGGTGGCAGACCAGTTGACGATGCAGTACTTGTCATCGGCCGGGACGAACAGAAGATGGTCCCAGATCAGGTCTTCCGTGGACGACGTCTGCTGCGCCCACAAGCTGAGGGGTACACCCGCGACCGGTGTCGGTACTCCTTCCGGCCCGTTCTGCCCGGGGTCGGCACCTTCCGGAAGCTGAATCAGACCAAGGTCTTTCATCGGAGTTGACGTGTTGGTAGAGATCCGCTGAATGGTGACCTGTTTATTTCGCGTCGCCCGAACACCGTGGCGCAGTTCGATATTGACGATGTTCGGGTCGTTGAGCAGTGTGGCCGGTGGCGTGGGAACCAGCCGACCGTAGACGTGGTAGGTGCCGCGCACATCCACCGATCCGGCCGCCGGAAACAGAGCCGTCGAAAGACGTTGCGCCAAACCCTGGTTGGACGCGAACGTCGTCAGCGATGTGTTCGTTCCGGACGGCGGGTTGTACCCGGTACCCCCGGCGGAGGTCGCGGTATCCGTCCCCTGTGTCATCGACTCGCACTGAAGGAGAAACGGCATCGCGGACGGAGTCCCGCGTCGACGGACCGCGAAAACGCTCTGCCGACGCGCCATGTCGGACCCGGTGAACCGGAGCTGGATCGGGACTTCGACGTCGCCCTTGATGCCGGTCAGATCGAAGTACCGGCCGTTGGAACCAGCGGTGACGTCGGAGCTGACCGTGATCGGGCCGAAGTCTTCCTTGAGTCCGTACGCGAACGGTTCCGCCGGGATCTCCAGCTGGAAATCGTAAAGATTGATGCCATAGTCAATTTGAGACGCGTAGTCCGGTGCACGGAACGTGCGGAAGTACATCGCGGGCAGGGACGGCTCTGGCTGCCACCGGAGAACGTTCATGGGCCGGTTCAGCTCGCGGTGGAGTATCTGTGCCTGCGTCGCGGCCATCGTCGGATCAGTCGTGTCCAGCTGGACGTGTAAACGCAGTGTCCGATTCTCGTACGCGGCGGCCGGGATCGCAGCTCCGTCCTGAAGCAACGTCGAATTGATCGCGCGCGTCAGAGGCGGAGGCTGAATGTCGGTTCCCTGGAACAGCACCGCCCACGGGTCCGCCGACAACGTCAACCGGATTGCAGCTGTTGCCGAAATCGAGTCGACGAACTGAATTCTTTCTTTCCCTGCCATCAGCCGGACCGTCCCAACATGTTCGCTTCGGAGCCGATGACCTTACCCAGTTCTCGACCGTCCATCGTGACGGACACCTTAGCTCGAAGGAATGACCGGGTGACCGCATCCCCCAGCCGGGTGTAGTCGATCGCAGCACCGGCCGGAGACTCCGCCCCGATGTTCCCTCGGCGGTCCAGGACGCGCGTCAGCCGTTCGAACGACACGGTCTGGGCCGGGGACAGCACCCGCTCCGGTCCGCGCTCTCCAGCGCCGATCAGGGACGGCCGGTTGACCATGCCACCGGTGCCGTACCAGTGGTGTGCCTGCCAGAAGGCTTTGGCGTTCTCCGCCGTGCCGTACCGGTCGCGGACGTACATCCGGAACATCTGAAGCTGCGCACCGAAATCGGTGGTGTTCGGGCTGACTCCCAGAATCGCTCCGTAGCGCTCGCGGTTCGCGATAAGCAACTGTCCGAGACCGAACGCGGTGGATGTCGGGTTCGCAGCTGTGGTCCGGCCGCCGGACTCGTGCCCGATGATCCAGTTCTCAGCTGCGGACAACCCGCCGATCTTCAGCTCTCCGCCGCCACCTCCGAAGAGACCGGCGAACTTACCGCCCAACCCCTGAAGCGCGTTCATCGCTTTGCCGGGGAGTGACCCGATTTTCACCAGCGACTTGTTGACGAGAGCACCCAGGGCTTGCGGCATGCCGCCGAAGATTTTGGTGACGGCCTGAACGGGGTTGTGGTCCACCATCTTCGCGAACAAGGATTTGATCAGGTTGGACCCGATCGCGCCGAACACTTTAGACGGCGACTTGATGCCGAAGTAGTTTTTCACGGCGCGCACGATCCGGCCACCGATGTTGCCGACCCAGCTTCCGACGCTGGCGGCCGCACTGAACATCCCGTCACGAAGACCGGTCAGCAAATTCCGTCCAGCAGACGCGAGCCATTTATACGATGACACCCAGGGTTTCGTGACCCACCGGATCGCGGAGCCGATCCACCGGCCGACCGATCCGGCCATGCCCGCGATACCCCGACCGAGTCCGGCCAGGATGTCTCGGCCAGCTCCGATCAACCACCGGGCCGCGTTCACCCAAGGACTGGTGATGAACCGGATGACACGGAGAACCCCTCGGACCACCCGGCCGGTTCCCTCGCCCATGCCGGACACCAGACCGCCGATGAACTTCAGCGCAGCGTCTTTCAGGTAGAGCGCGCGAAGGGCGACTCCGTCTATCAGCCGGTTGAGTCGTTTCCACAGCCCGCTACCGATTTCAGGGAAGATGCGACGGAACCCATCCCCGAAAGCTTTACCGAAGAACGACATGAGCTTACCGATTCTGTCGTTGATCGGCGCAGTCAGTCCCTCCAGCTTGGAAAACAACGGGGCGAACCACTTCAGGATCGGAATGCGTTCCAGAATCTTACTGATGATCCCGCCCAGCTTGCCGACTCCCAGAAGCGATGCGAGCGCGATGAACATGTCGAACGGGTGAGCCTTTGCCACCTCAAGGAAGTTCGACCCGAAGTTGCTGATGAAACCGACTGCGAACGGAAGTGCTGCGAGAGCAACGGATTTACCGATACCGAACCAGTCGATGCCGTCGAACATTTTGAGGAAAGATGCGGACATGTCGCCAAGGTTGAGCAGTGCGATGCTCAGTCCGTCTCCCAGCGTGGAGCCGAGAGATTTCCAGTCTCCCTGGCCGATGCCTTTGTTCAGGCCGTCCAGGATGTCGGTCGCCCAGCTCTGAGCTTCCTTGACGAAATCAACGGCTCCACCGAGGTTGAGCTTGGACCACGTCTGCTCCACAGCGGTGCGCGCGATCTGGAATCCGTGGACGAGTCGATCTTTTCCGTCCGTCATCATCCAATCGGTGAACACCCGAATCTTCGGCACGGCCTCGTTCGCAGCCCAGTCCGCAAGGTGCGTCATCGTGGGCATGGCCTTCGTGGCAATGTCCCGTTCCAGGTCCCCTACAGCATCCTTCGCCCGAAAGAGCGCGCCGGAGAACCCAGACCCGGCCGCTTTCGCCGCTCCACCGAACTCCTTGTTCAGTTCACCGAGGATAAGCTTCTGCGCACCCATGGTGTTGCCCGAGTCGACCATCGTTTTGATCTGGTCTTTTTGCTGTTTCGTAAACGAAACACCAACTTTGGACAGCGCAGTTACACCCTTGATGGGGTCGTTCAGCGCCTTACCAACCTGGATCGACGCACCCTGGAGATCCGACCCCAGCGCCACGGACATGTCCAGCGCGGACTTCGTCGCTTCGTCGAAGATCTTTTCCTTGCCGACGTTTTTGATGTTCGTGAACGTGGCAAGTACGTTCTGGCTGTTGATGATCAGTTCTTCGTCGGTGGTACCCAGCGACTCCAGCTGAGCCGCAAGCTCATCCACACCTTTGACGCTGATGTGTGCCTGGTTACCGGTGGACTTGATGACGGCTGCGGTCTTCAGGTTCAGCTTCTGATACGCGTCAGCAGCCGTGAACCCTTCCTTGAACGCACCCGCGAGCGCGGCCACCCCTCCCAGGGCAACCCCGCCCAACGCGAGAGCCGTTGTCTTGCCGAGAGTTCCGATCTTCTGGCTGAGTGACGTGCTGTCTTTCTCAAGTTCCTTGAACGTCGGTGATGCCTTGTTGTTCGCAAGGAAATCGAACTTCAGCACGTTGTCAGCCACGGTCTCTCCTTTCGTTCAGTCGTGATACGAGTAGTGCGAAATGCCTGTGTTCCAGGGAATCTAGTTCCCAGGGGCGGAGTCCGAATCGTTCGAGGAAGGGGACAACGAAGCGGTCGGGGTCGAAGGCTCGTTCACCGAATCCTGAGAAGTACTCGGCTCCGGGGCTTTTGGGGTGTTCACCCCACCGGGGTTGAGGTCCAGCGTTTCCATGTCGAACTCGATGTCGTCGAACCTCAGCGTCGGCTCACCCGCCCGCCGCCGACAGATCCAGATCAGTGCGGTTGCGGCCATGGCGGAACCGGAGTTCAAGCCGTTCTGCCACTCGATCGCGGTCATCCCCGTTGCCCGTTCGATCGCGATGAATTCGACGTTCAGGAAACGGTTTTCGTCGAACTCGTACGTGACTCCGTCAGCAGCAACCTTCATGGCACACCCCTCAGTGTTTGGTGAGATCTTTCTCGATGTCGTTCAGGACCTTACCCAGCTCGCGCCGTACCGGCCGGGCCGAGTACTCATTCGCCTTGTCGAACCACCCCGGCGTGGTGGTTTGCGTCACCCAGACCACCCGACGTCCGGCCACCGGGAAGACTTGGTGACGCCATCGGCCGATGTTCGTCGCTTTCGCCAGTGACGCTTGATTCGTGGACTGCATCTTCTTCCGGGCAATCCGCACACGCACGCCGGGATACCGGCCGGATGCCCGGACCTGGATACCGGCGGCGCGTGCCATGTTCCGTCGAAGGTTGTTCTTGGACTTGCCTTTTGACGGTAGATCCAACGCGGCTTTACGTGACGCAGCCAGAGCCGGTTTCGTTCCTTCTCGTAGACCCTTGGTGAGCCGTTTGCGAATCTCCTTGTCGTTACCGACTTTCCGGAGTTGCGCGGACAATGCCTTCAGATCAGACGCGGTGTTCTTCGTCGACAGGCTGAGCATTCTGCACCCCCTTGAGTCGGATCGGAATCAGCAGTGCGGATGGATGTTCTCTGTTCTGTGCCGCGTCCGTGGCAATCTCCGACGCGGTACAACGGTGGCACCGGATCGGAAGATCAGCGACGTACCGGAACTCGTTCTTCGCATCCGCTGTCTCCGACAACGGTTCTCGGCAGTTGGGACAACATTCCGCCTCGTACTGCGCGAGATCCAGCGCTAACCGACGATCGTCCGGGGACCACGTCCGTGTCTCCGTGTACCCCATCAATGCTCCAGTAGCGGAGAACTGCTGTGTCACACGGGGGTTCCCCAGAAACTCGGACAACGGGACACCCCACGCCCGAGCGACTTCTAACGCTCGCCGGACGTGAGGGTCCCGAATGTCCAGTTCCATGAGGATTACGCGACCGTAGCCCGAAGGTTCGGCTGGCTGGTGATTTTCGTCAGCACCTCGTACTTGTGGACGGCGTTGGCCTCCGGCGCGAGGTTCCGGATCTCGCCGCACTGCACCGGGATCACCTCCACCTTGTCCCCGGTCGCCCACGCGGTACCGGCGGTCACGTCGCGCCGAATAACGATGTTCGTCGCAAATCCATAGACGAACGTGTTGTAGACCGTGTCCGTCCCGGTCTGTTTGATCAGCCGAATCATGGTGCCCGAGAACGACACCCGTCCGGCCGACGTGGTGCTGAACGTCGAGTTCAGCTTGGAGTTGTCGACGTCACCGGTGTCCGGCTCGAACCCGACCAACCCGTCCGGGGTCATCAGGCCGTCCAGGGCAACCCCGGCGTTGAGCTCTGCAACGGTCGGAGCTCCCAGACTCGCGATCGACGGAACCGAGTAGACCTTCGTCCTACCATCGGCATTGCTGTCAGCCATCAGCTGTTCTCCTTTTCACTGTCGGCCGACGCGGACGCGCGGCTCTTACGGGTTCTCGGAGCCGGTTCCGGCTCCGGAGTTTCGGTGTCGTCGGCCGGGTCGGAGCCTTCGGTCGACGCGATCTCTTCGCGGTCTTCATGCGGGAGCGTCCAGCCGGATTCCTCTGCTCCCGCAATGGCTTCCTGGTTGTTCGGGAAGCGGTGCGTCGCACCGACGGCCGGGTGATACATCTCGACGAACCCGTCGTCCCCGGCCGGGCTGTTCCCGGGGGTTGGGACGAACGGGACCGGCTCCGGTTCGTCCACCACGGTCCATCCGCGCGCTTCGTAGAACTCGCGCACTCCCGGTTCGTCCTGGAACCGGGATTCGCCACCGGTCTCGGCGTGGCGCATCAGCAGAGTCGCCATCAGGAACGCAGCCATTCACCGGTCACGCCGGTCAGTGCGCCGGAGAACGCGACCGCGACCAGGCCGTTCGATCCGGCGAGCGACTGGGGGACCCGGATGAACCGTTCCTCGGTCGCAGCCATGGTGACGGACAGCACAGCAGCCGGGGTACCCGACGGGGTGACCCCCGGATCGGTCCACGTGATGGTGGTCGCGGTTCCGGTCGTCTTGATGTGCAGGATCAGGTCGTCGTCCGGCGAGATGGTCTCCGACGCAAGCGGAACCACCATCGCGCTGATCGTGCCGCCGGGCGTGGACCCGACGGCCTTGACGGCAGGAAGTGCCATGAGTCAGTGCCTTTCTAGAGAGTTGTCGAATACGAGACAGAGAACGGAATCCAGCACGCAGCACCCTTGTTGTTTTGCACCGGCCGGGCTTTACCGGAGTCGAAGCTGATAGTCAGAACGTCAGAGGCGAGTCCGAGAAGCGCGGTTTCGATAGCACCCAGCAGAGTAAATGCCGCTGTCCGTTGGGTTTTCATGTCGACGCTGCCATCCCCGATGATCACAGCTCCGGGGATTTCGCCATCCTCCCGTTTCCGGGTGTGAGCCAGATTGGTCCAGGTCTGGTCGAACGACGATTCCGCGTCGGAGTCCGGATCTCCGTCATCCCCGATCATGACCAACTGTTTCGGCGCGTCGTTGCCGACCGGCGGGCCGTCATAGATGCTGACTCCGGTTGCTTCCGGGAGCGCGCGGATCGTCGTCAGGATCAAATCCGTGACGTCGTCCAGCTTTGACGCAATCGTGGTCGGCACATTCTCACCTCGTCTCCAGCTCGTTTACACGGATCATCTCACGTCAGCCTACGGCCGGGCCTTCGTCGTCCGGCCGGAGCATTTCGATGGCGCGGTTCGGTACCGCGAAGCCGAACCCCGGGACGAACGACACTTCGTCGCCTCCGGTCAACGGCGATCCGCCGGGGCCCCGCTGTGTTTCCCACAGGTGCGCGAGAATGATTTTCGCGGCCTGGACACAGTTCGGGGGAACGGAGTGGCGACCCGCTTTGTAGGTGATTTCCAAATCCCCGTACCCACCGATCCATCCACCGGTCAAAAGGCGAACGGCTCCGTCATCGGTGACTTTCACCTGAGACGGACCGTAACTCGATCCGCTGATCCCGTACGGGGTAATACTCGTGATACTGATGACCGGTCGCTGGTTCAGTCGAATCACGCGAGCGGACTTCTGATATTCCACCACCGTGCGCGGAACAATAGCCCCGGTGTAAAACTCCACCACCCGGGTAATACCCGCGATCCAGTCCAAAAGTTCATCGTCGTCTGATGTGCTGGTCACCGGGATATTGAGATGTTTCTTGGCTCCCGGAAGAGAAATGATGTATCCGGGGTCCGTGTCCTGAACATTGAACGTTTCGACATGGGTCGCGGTGTTGCCGTTCGCGAACCCGAAAAGCCATCGACCCACATACCGGCCGGGAAGAGTCGTCGGGTAGGTGTAGGTGAACGATCCGGTGGTCGCCGGTGGAACCGTGATGGTGGGGGTCACGACGACTGAGCCGTCCAGGCTCACCGTGAGCTGAGCCGTGGTCGGGTTCACGAGAACGGCCGACGAATCCTGGTTCGGGTCTTTGTCGTAGAGCTTGGCCGAAAAGCTCAGGGTTGAGCCAACAAGGTTCATGGGTGGTTCATCCTCCGATTGCGATGGGACCGGCCGTGGTCCCAGCTTGAGCCTGAGCCACCGGGGCCGGTGAGCCTTGAGCCGAAAACGGTCCGGCCGGTGAGCCGGTGAACACCACAGCGCCGGTGGCCTGAACCACACCGGAGTTGACCCACCTCAGGTCCAGGTCGGCCGCGAGCGCGGCCAGCACCCGCCACCGGACATCAGAATCGCTCGTGGCGACGCCGCGTACGCGCCACAGCGTCGACAGATCCGCCGCCAGCACCGCGCGTACCGCCCACCGGGTATCCGTGTCGCTGGTGACCAGCGTGCGGACGATCCAGCGGACGTCAGAGGCGGACGTCACCGCCGCCCGGACGGCCCATCTCAGGTCCGCGTCGGACGTCGTCTGGGACCGGCTGAGCCACCTCAGGTCCAGATCCGATGGGACAGTGACCGCGCCGGACGCGCTGAACCACCTCAGGTCCAAGCTGGAGCTCACCTGAGCCCGGACGGCCCACCTCAGGTCCAGGTCAGATGAGACCTGAGCCCGGCTGAGCCACCGGAGGTCCACGTCGGATGAGACCTGAGCCCGGCTGGCCCATCGAAGGTCCAGGTCCGATGAGACCGTGGTCCGGGTGGTGGTCCCCCCGACGTTCTGCCACGGGTCGTCCAGAATGAAATCGGAGTTCGTTGAACCACCGAATTTGGTCCAGCGCACCGCGTCGATCTGTGACGCAGTTGTCTGACCCGTTAACCCGTTAGCAGAAAAAACCAGAGTGTTGGTGCCCGACAAATAAACGTCGCACTGGATTGCGGATGCCGCTGTGCCGAATCCAGTTGCGGAAACCTCCAACCGGTACCACGTGCTCAGGGAAAGCACACTGGCGGACGCCGTTGACGTCGTTCCCCCGATGGTGCATTTCAGTTGACCGGTCGGAGAAATGTTCATCCGGGCAAGCGCTGTGGACGACCCCCGAAATCCCACCGGCGCTTGCATATCCACAGACGGGTACGCGTTCAGGAAAAGGTTGACCGACGCAGCTGCGTTTGCGCTCGCGGTATCGGACTTCTCCAGGTTGGTCGCGGTAGCAGCCGTGGTGACCTTGACCGCGAGCGCGACCGACCCGGTAAAAACAGGGGAGTTGACATACGTCAGGAAACCGCCGGACGACACCACGGTCCACGCCGGATCTCCGAAATCATCGGAGTTCGCGATCGTAGGGGTGTTGGACCCGGGAGTCGTATTCTGCCCCTCGAATCCCCAACCCTGAAGTGCCATAACCTAGTTCCGGTAAAACGCGGCAAGGAACCAACCAAGAACCCCAACACCAGATGCAGTAGCTCCCGGAAAAATCCACCTAATCTCGATGTACCCGTCAACCTCAGGTCCAGGAACAGGAATACCGCGCACACTCGGAGACGACCCAGCGGAATCAGTTACGATCTCGGAGTACACGACAGAAAGAAAATGGAAACTCGGCTCAGGTAACTTAAACGCCCCGGTCCATTCCACCGGAGCCGTTGACTGGTCTAAATAATGATCAGCTTCAGCCAACCCCGCAATATCTTGCCGAACCACCACTATCTGACTCATGTTCCTACCCTTCACCAGATTTACGGAAGCGTGTCGCCCGAGAACCGAATGATTGCTCCGTCAGGGTTGACCGCACCGGCCCCGGCGGTGACGACTCGCTTCAGCCAGATAGCTTTCACCTGACCGGGTGCGATGTCCCCGATGGTCAGCGGTCCGGCTCCGAACGCGGAAACACCAGACGGGGCCGTGGTTTCGGACGCAATGGTCGCAGACTGGGCAGAGGCGGACGCTTTTGCCGAAACCGCGATGTTGTCCGTCGCGATGGTGATCGCACCACCACCGGCGGTCTCGGACAGCAGGGACACGGTCGCCCCGATGTACGTCAGGGTGGCGTGGTTGTTCAGGACGAAAATACACCGGTAGTCCGTCATCCCGGCCGCCGCTTCCGCACCGGAAACGTCATCGAACAAGTTGTTCAACGTCGCATCCGTGATAACGGTGGTGGAGACGTACTTTCCGAGCGATGTTGCGGGCGTTCCGGCGGTGCTGTCTCCGGCAGAACCGGATGCGGTGCTGAGCCGCTTCACGATGTCCGATGCGACGATTGCCATTACCCTGCCTCACTTTTCATGAAAGCCCGGTCCCCGGCTGAGGGTACGGGGACCGGGCCGATTCAGGGATGGATCTACGCGCGCCGGTCGGACTGCTGAGCGGCGTGAGCCTCCAGCGACACGCCGGGAGCGGTCTGCGTCCAACCACCGGGGGTCAGGTACAGATCGCTGGAGTGCGCCGGACCGATCGCGGGCGGAGGCGGAACCGCGCCGGACGCGATCTCCGCGAGGTTCTCCCGGGTGAGCCCGTACGCCGACACGAACTCGGACGTCAGGTTCGGGGCCTTCGCCTGAGCCGCCGCCAACAGGGTGTCGCCTCCGGCGTCCGGCTGGACAGCGGGGGTGACGTCGGCCGGGATGCGCTTCGGGTCGACGAAAGCGACCGCCGGGGCGGAGCTTTCGAGCACCTCGAAGCCGGACCGTCCGGCGTACCCGGCCGGGGTGATCGCGTCGTCACCGGTGCGGGGGTCGGGGACGTCGCTGGTGTTCGGGACCACCGGTGCGTCGGCCGGGGGTTCGGCCACGACGACGGGGGTCGAGGTGTCGTCGGCCGACGTGTCGCCGGTCTCGGGCGGCTTGACGTCGGACTTGACCGGAGATGCGATGTTCCGGCTGGAACGCGGGCTTTCAGCCATTGTGCTTTCCCTTCAGGGGATTTCGTGCGAAGTACGAAGCGGGGAAACCTGAACTCGTACGGTCGGATTATTTTCGACCGAACTCGACAAGTGGGGTCCGGCTGGGGACCTGGACGGACGGGGGAAGACCACATCCCCAGCCGGAGAATGGTGGATCAGGTGGTCAGGGTCAGCACGCGGTCGGCAGCGGTGGTGCTGACGTCCGCGCCGGTCCGCCAGAACGAGTACCAGGCACCCTGGCCGGTCGGACGCCGGTTCGCGCCCAGAACGATCGGGTCGTAGAACATCGACATGCCGACGCGGTCCACGATGTAGTACTGGCGCATGTCCAGGTAGGCGAGAACCTTGCTCGCGTTGGCGAGAGTTCCCGAAACGGAAGTGCTTTCGAGCAGCGGCACACCGAGCATGGTCGGAACCGGCCCGTTGTCGTTGACGATGCTCTCCGTCGCCCCGGTGAACTTCGGGACGTTCCGCAGAATGTTGATGATGCTCAGCGGAGCCAGGAACACGTTGTTCGCGTTCGGTCCACGCCACCGGGCCGGAAGCGAGCCCATCAGCGTGTACACGGACGCGGCTGTCGGGCCGGTAGCCGCAGTACCGGAAGCGGCCGCCACGGTGGTCCCTCGGGTAATGACTCCCCACGGCTGAAGGGTTCCGGTGCCGACCGCGAACGCGGTCTCTTCGAGCCGGTCCTTCGCGTCCGCGAGCAGCATCGGCAGCTGGCTGGCGAAATCGGAGTCCGACAGAACCTCGAACGAGCCGAACAGGTACGCGTCCGCCTTCTGCGGGGTGATCTTCAGCTGGCCGACGGTCGGAGACGCGTCGGCGGCTTCGATGCTTTCCGCCGTCCACTCCGCCGAAACACCGGCCGACGTGACGCCGTTCCAGTCGTTCGTGGTGGTCGTCTTGATGGTGGCGTTGTCCCGGTACGGGTTCCGGGAACCGTTGTTCGTCAGGATGATCGTCGGGTCCAGGGTGAACGGGACGAGGTACCCGCCGTTGGCCGACGTCAGCGACATCGCGGCACGAGCGGCGTAACCGGTCGGGTCCGAGAGGTACTGCTCGAAAGCCGCGATGTACTCCGGGGAACCGGTAGAGAGGATGTTCTGTCGGGCGAAGTTGTCCGAGAACATCTTGCCGGACTTCTCCAGCTTCTTGGTCACTTCCTCGGCCGCGTCGCCCGAGAGCCCGTAGACGTCGGACCGCTTGGAAAACTGCTCGATCGCGGCGAGTGCGCGGCCGCGCACCTGAGACGGCGCGACCAGACCGGCCCGGACGGAATCCAGGTCGGCGTAGGGGTCGATCTTGGTCCGGAACTGCGGACCGGCGCTGCCCGACATGTCCTTGATGGTGGTCGAGTCGGAACCGGGCTCCGTCCCCCAGCCACCGGTGCGGTAGGACTCACGGAGTGCCTGAATGCGGTCGGCGCGAGCCTGGAGCGGCTTGGCCGCTTCCTCCAGCATCTCGCCCTCTTCGATCAGGGCGTCGGTGCGGAGACTGTCCTCTTCAGTCGGCTCCGCGATCAGCTCCAGGTCGGTCAGGTTGGTCTGGAGCTCCGCCTGACGTCGCCGGATCTCCGGCAGCGTGAGCGGGGTGTCGTTCTCGGCCACGGGGGTTACTCCTTCGGACTCGTTTTCGTCCGGAACGCGGTAATGCGCTCACGGATCTGAATTGCCCGGTCGGAGTGCGGGTTTCGCGCGTCCTGGTCGGGCGATTCGGCGAGTCCGTCTGGAGTGCCGAGAAGGGTGGTGGGCGCGTCTGCCGCGAGCAGAGTGCCGAACCCTTCGAACTGCTGAAGCCACTCTATCCGCTTCTCCCCAGCGGGGATAGCGAGCAGTGACCGAACGAACAGGTCGGTCGCCGATCGGGTCCCCAGGATGGCGGCACCTTCGTACGCGGCGAAGACGGCCGGGCCGTATTCGCGAAGGGCCACTTCCTGACGAGTGATCAGTGGAAGCTTACTGTCGGAGCGTCCTTGCGGGTACGTCCGAACGGACCGCTGGAATCGGCCGGAGAACGACTGGGACCGGAGCGCGCCCTCTTTGATCGCGTTCAGGACGTGATCGGCAAGCGGGTTGTCCAGGTAGCGGGTTTCGGTGTACAGCCCTTTCTCGTCCGACCGGACGACCAGGGGCACACCGATGGGCATGGTTGCAGCGGGGTTCGGTTCTCCGTCGATCGTCCGGCCGTGGTTGAACAGCACACCGAAATTGGTCCCCTTGTGCTGAAGGGTGCGTGTAAACGCACCCTTGCTCAGGGTCTCGTTGTAGTGGCCGTCCTGGTCCGCGACTTCGGTCTGCGTGTCGAAGATCGCGGCGTAGGCCTGGACAATCCGACCACCGCCGTCACTCCGCACGTGGATGTCGTCGTTGACGAAAGTCCGTTCCACGGACCGGGTCTGGAGAATTTCATCGTTGCTCATACCGCCACCTTCGCATCAATTTTCGTGGTCGAACCGTTCAAGGCTGGCGGAGTGCCGAACCCGTTGACGTGCGGGGGAGGATTCGGGGCCGGTGGAGGTTTCGGCTTTTCCCACTTCAGGAGAGTCATGTCCCCGGCGGTAAGAGCCGACACCACGGTCTCAGCCGTGAATCCCGCTTCGACGAACGTCTTCGCGGCAGCTGCGAGAACGGCCATCGTGTCGGCCTGTTCCTTCTCTCCCTGACGGAGCGCCGCGATATCGGAAACGTCGAACCAGAGCTCAGCTCCGGCGGGAACGTTCACGATCGACGCGAGACATGCGCACGCGGACCGCCAGAGGGGGCGCATCGTGATGTCCGCGAACCGGCGCATAGCCTGTTCGTAGTTGGAATACGTCGCAGCCATCAAACCCTCTTTGGACCCGATGACAATTCCGGGAACGCCAGAAGCGATGATGATCCGGTTCTCTCCGGCCGCTTGCACGGTGGAAAAGTTCATCTGCTCGAAAGTGTTACCGATGACCGTTGCGTCGGCACCTTCGTCCAGCACAAGGGTTTTGAACGCGTTGTCCACGCCACCGTGTGTGTCCATGATTCGGTCACGAATCCGGTTGACCGTCTGCTGGCCGATCTTCTGGGAGTACTTCACCAGAAGGTTCGGGGAAGCCGCGTTTGCGAGATACATCGTCTTGTACTGCGTCATTGCGTTGTCCGCGTTCACTTCACGCAAAACCGGTGTGAGCCACGACATCCCACGCCACATTGCCAGCGGATCGGGGTTCGGGGCCCAATGCGCGATCTCGTCCACGGTGAACAGCTGCGGTTTCCCCCAAACGGTCTGCTCGTTCGCGGGCGGGTCGTAGAAGTACCCGACAACCTCTCGGTACTCCCGGCCGATCGAATCCGACTCCAGAGCAGAGATGATCGTGACCCAGTCCGGTCGCAGCCGGACAAGGCGAACTCCGGTGTTCCAGATGTACGAGTTGCCCGCAAGGTCAGCGTCCTGGATCATTCGGACGCACAGTTCTCCGGTAGTGCCGTTCGGCCACGGGTTTTCGAGGATGCGGAGCGCGGTGTTCCGCCGGTTGTCGGTCTCGGCTGCACCGAATACGGTCTTGTCCGATTTGTTTCGAAAAACGAACTTCGCTTCGCTGAAAAGCGAGAACCGAGCAAGGATGGCCCCGAACACGACGGAGTTGTTCCGGTATGCTTCGTTGGCGTTGGTCACCAGCATCGGGATAATTGCTTCGTTCCCGTTAATGCCGTACGTCGTCGTGAAAACGGCTGCACCCGAAGGGTCCAGACCGCGACCACCGTTTGCCGTGTACCGCGCGAACATCCTCTCTCGATCAGCCTGGTACATCTGATCGGTCACTTCCGTCATGTACTTTTCCTCTCAGAATGCGAAGACACCGGGCTCAGACGTTCCGTTCTTGTCCACACCGTGAACGGCGAGAACTGCTGACACCAGAGGACAAATGTCGCCTGAGGATTTCCTCCGACCGAAACACCATCCGCCCTCAACCTGGACTCGTCTTTCGGAATCCTTGAAAGCTGTGTCCAGGTACAGAGTTCCGGTGTGCCACGCTGTGCCGTTGACCAAATGAGATTTGAACGCTCCGCACGCTTCGTTGTACTCAAACGATTCCACGTCAACCATGAAGATACCCGCTTCCGCCAACGGAACGCGGAGAGCACCGATCGGCGCTCGCGGTTGCCACATCACACCGCACATGGTCTCGTGCTTGCTTGTCAGTTCGGTGAGTCGTTTACACACCCAGTCGTCCCCCCGGCGGTAGTCGAGGCACCCGAAGTGGACCGACCCGTCGGCCCGGCGTCCGGCCACCCCGATCGCACAGTGGGTACCGGCGGGGTTCATGTCCACGGAGAAGACGACTTCACCGACGATCTCGGACATCGGGTCCGTCTGAGCCGTCCACGCCGACTGGGGGATGCGGTCGGGGTCAAGACTGACTCCGCCCAGTTCCTCCCAGCCCATGCGCTCGCGGCCGAACTCCAGCACGCCTTCCGGGGTCTGGCACAGCGACCGGCGTTCAGCGGCCACGAAATCGGGGCGCATCCGGCCGACCAGGATGGCGTGGTTCGCCATGGTCCAGTTGGCCGGACTGTCCATCTGGCACCCAAAGAATCCGGTGATCGGGTTCTGGACGTCGTTGAGCGGATTTTCGTAGATGTGGTCGCACTTGACACCGAGTCCGCATCCGGGGTCATCCCATCCGCCCGGGGCCCGATACTCGATCAGGATCAGGGAAGGGTCGTTCAGTCTCCGGCCGCGACGCTGAAGTGACCGGAGGAAGTCCGAATCGCCTTTTCCGGCCGACGAACCATAGGTAATGCGGGGGTTGTCGCGACTGGAGAGAACGGGCATCAGGGAGCCCATCATTGCCATGCGCAGAAACAAGGCTTCGTCCAGGAAGATTTGCTTACCGCTCAGCCCCCGGCCGGACGAATCCGAACGAGCGATGAAGTCCAGGGAGCCACCATCTTTCATGATGATGGCTTCCTCGGACTTCCGGGTCACGATCTCTTTGACCCGTTTACTCAGACTGTAGTTCGCGTCTATCAGCTTGGTAACCGTGTCGAACGTGTCCAGAGTTGTCTTCATCACGTGCGCAGTCCAGACCATTCGATCTGGTTCTGACCCTAACGCGCCGAACAGATCTGCGAGCGCAAGGCTCAGGAGAACGGCTTTTGTCTTCCCGTTCTGCCGTCCTTCGATCATCGCGCCTTCGTAGGTCAGCCACCGGCCACCGGGACCGTACGACGCGAGACAGTCAATGTCGCGTCGTTGTTCCATGTCCCGGGGGAGACCGATGTCGTCCGAGAAGTTGTTGATGATCTGCCCATATGACCCTTTGCGATCCGGGACCCAGAGGGTTGACGGGACCTGGACAACGGGCGGGGAAAGGATTGTCATTCTTTTCCGTGCCAGAACGAAAAGAACCAGAACCAGACCACGATCTCAGCACCACGACCGACCGGAGAACCGAACGGCGTGAACCAGAAACCGTGGTGCTGGACTCGTCCAGCCTTGAACCGTGTGCCGAAAATCCTGATACTCATCCTGCCTGCTCCCTCAGTCTGCGCGCCGCTTCCGCGTACGCATCCACACCATCCAGCTCAGCCGGAATCGTCGCGCGAATCCCTTCGATCACGATCTGAAGCTGTTTCGTCATACTCGTGCGCTGAGCACCCGGAAGCCACTGATCGTCCAGCGCCGACGCGAACCCGAGCGCGAGCGCTCCCTCCAGCGTCTCCAGAGCCCCCAGCCTGGTGAGTTCCGCGACCGTGTGCAGTTCAACACGGCCGGGGGTATGCGGAGCGTCCGTGTGCGGCTGGGGGACGTAGGAATCCACATCCGAGGGTGCAGACGGAGGAACCAGCGTAGGAGGCACATCTGCACGAATCGGGTGAACCGTGCCCGAAGCGTCAGCTCCGGTGATCCGGGCCGGGGAACAGGCGTAGCAGTGCAACCGGTTCGACCCGAACGTTCTCTCGAACTGGTTGCCACATTTCTTGCACGCCCGAACGTCGGCCATGGCTCAAGCGTCCTTCGCACATAGAAATGAAAGAAT